GTTATCAATCGGGTTTTCGGTTTCAATAAACTCTACAACAGGGTCGCCAATCAGCGCACCCATAGCCTTTAAGCCGTCAACCTTTTCCTGCTCACGATTTCTAATAGTTTCCGCAAGAGAAAGCGTCATCGGTTCGTCAATGACCGTGCCCCACTCAGCCTGGAAGCTGTTAATGATGTGCATCATCGTTCTGATGGAGTTTTCAAAAATTGCGCGGTTGTCGGTAATTCCGTCGTAATCGTATGCCGCGGTGTGCGGACCCCACAAAACATTGATACCGCCCCAGAATGTAGCGGTGGTGATTCCTTTTTTGTTCAGTTCATTCGCTGTCTGCTGGTCGTAGCCTTTGTTTTTGCTCTCTTCGCCAAAATACAGCTTTCCGAACGGAATCTGCTTATTGGAAACGGATTCCATAGGAACATCACCGTTTTCCTGGTCGGTTTTCATCATTCCCCAGGTTGCGAGTGTAGACAGATGGTATATTTCTCCATCGTCTGCTTTCCACTGCGGCCAGTATACTTTGGATTTTTCGTCTTTGTATCCGTTATCTGCCGCCCACTTGATAGCCTTTTCGATGGTGTCTGTCGATGTGGATACATTCATATCCGCATTTACAAACGCCTCCCAGTGTCCGTTAATTTTGGTAGCAGTTTTTAGCATCGCCGCGTACACTTCTTTTTTGTCTGACCAACCCGGCGCAGCAAGGATATTTGGAATCATATTCAGTTTGGTGTAAATCATATTGACCGCACCAAGACCTTCGAACTCTCCGGTGTTAGTGGCTTCACCGATAATGGTCGCCTCGTCGATGTTAGAAGTATCCACCTCACTGTAAGTAATCGCCACTTCTCCATCTAATGTGTCAGAAGTCAGTACGACCCTCTTAAGATTGTAGTCGTAGGACATCTGATAGTCCTTACCTTCGGTTTTTCCAGTAAGGACTAAAGTGTCCAAGATGATTTTGTCGCTGACGATGATTGCCTGACCGTTCGCAAATGTTACATTGCTCTGGCTTCCGGACTTTTTATGTGTAGCCGGATTTAAAACATTAATAAAAACGACCGGTCCCACATTACCGAGAGAGTTATCAAAATGCGCTTTGATAGCCTCGCATAAGGTAAATGTGTTCCAGTCATCCGAATACCCTAAAGTATTCTGTGCATCGGAAAGGTTACTGATTTTTACCGGCTCGTTCACTACGCCCTTATCTGCATAACCACGCACCAGGTTTACCGGTGCGGTGCCGACATAAGCAGCAACAGTTCCACTTTTTACGGGTACGGCTCCGATAGATGGACTAAACGCGCCGTAAGTCCCGTGGAGATATTGATTCAGTGTCATATTTCCTCCTTTATAAAAATTCGTCATACTGTGAAACATTTCGTGAAACATTATGTTTCACATCAAATGAAATAAGCGAACCAAAACGGATAGAAGTCAGCCATTTCGCCTTCTACCTTGAATGGTCCGTATTTCACAGTTGTTCTGTCGATTAAAATTCCGTTCAGATTATCTGCACTTTCGATTTCTCGAAGCGCCAAATCCACCCAGTTCCATACATCACGCCAGCCGTCGTTATTCCGTTCGAAAAACTTTTTAGCGTCGTCTCCCGTCCACTGCTCGTATGAACCATCTTCCAACGGCTTTATAATATCCGAACCGTGCGTGCCCGGATTCCAAACAGAAAAACACAGTTCCACAGGAATCGTCCCACTTCCTCGCTCGGAATCTCCTTCGGACAGCCTAACGCATATAGAAGGAAACGGAGATTGCACATCAGGAATTCTGTCTTTGGACGGAACGAGCCATTTGAAAGCAATCGGTGTGACTCTTTTGTATTCGTATCCGGCTCCGTCGTTTACCTGGTCTCCCGAAAGATTTCTATCCAGTGTCTTTTTTACTTTGGCTTCATCCTCTTTCGGCGGTGCCTTAAACTTTACCGGTTCGCACAGATTTTCTTGTGCCCACTCTGTAATTCTATCTAATGTATTAACGATGCTCATAATGTCTCCTAAGCGGTAATATTAGCGGATAGTGTAATGGTAGATACTCCCATATCTTCCGCCCAGTCGTCGATAATGTATTCTCTGCCGTCGATGTTCAGAAGCTCGCCGACAGGTTTCCTTTTCAGGTCGCAGGAATGTGCGTAAAAAAGAACAGCCGACTCAGCTATTGCCAAATCGGACTGTTTACTTTTCAAAATATCATCGTCGATAACGATTGGTATTTCCATTCCCTCTACGCAGTGGATTTCCCCGAAGAAGTCAATATCTAAAAATGTCTTATGGATATCTCTTTCTACTAAATCTTTAAAGCGGTTCATACTCATCGCCTTCCGGGAAACTGAACGGATTAAACACAGGCGGTTTGTATGCGTCCCATACAATTTCCGCAAACGCGTCTTTTTTAGTGCCTGCCTTGTACTTTACGCCGATACTTTCTGCAAACTCTTTCAGGTCAGACATTTTAAGGCTCTTTAGGTAACCTAAAGTCACCTCGCCCGCTGGTTCGTCTGCATATTCGGCGATTCCGGATTTAACCAATTCAGCCTCGACTTCCGGGTCGAGGCTGAACGGTGAACTATCCTTTGTCTTTTTTACAACCCGCCGGTTAATATGGCAGCCGACAGTTGCATTCGAGATAATTCTAATCATATTGCCCTCCTACAGCACTGTAGAAACAATCCAAGGATTTACATTGTTCGGAATCAGCAGCGGTGCGGAAGATACGGTGATTGTTCTAACGTCTTTTACAGGGTCGGACAGATACTTCGGAACTCTTCTTCCTGCGTATGTATGGAACAGACCGTCTTCCTGCTCAATCTGTGTTACTGCACCGTACAGGGTTCTGCCAGCATTCGGCGCAGTTACGATAGCAGTTTTGGCAGGAATGATTGGAGTATCTTCACCGTCTTCGTTTTCGTAGGTTTCGTCGTAAGCGAAAACATTAATGTTTCTGCCGTAAACATTCAGAACTGCGATTCTACTTACGCCGTCCGGCAGTTCGATTGGTGCGATTGTTCCGATATTATAATTTCTAATATCCAACAATTTCTGAATCTTTTCATCGTTCAGAATGACTGCTGCTACATCTGCACCAACAATCAAGTCTGTTGCGGGTAAACCTTTCGCAGATAGCATAGAAATCATACCGTGAATGTCGTCCACGATAGACGCGTTCGGCTGATCCCATTTGTTTGTAGTGACATAATTTGCCGGATTGGAGCCGCCTTCGTAGAACTGGAGGGTCTTTTCTTCCACTACGGTGGACAGGTCGTCCGCGTAGTACTTCATAACACATTTGTTAGTTGTCAGAATCTCCGCAGCCATCAGTTCTTCTCTGCGTGTAATCATCGTAGACAGTTCGTCCATATCGTTCATCAGCATAGTTGCCTGTCTCTGTTCCGGTGTCAGTTCGGACAGAAGCGCTTCGCCAAATCCTCTGCGAGACAGGTCGTCGATTGTGAGGACTCTTCTCGGTGCAGTAAGAGGCGGTGTGTATCTTTCCA